TCAATATCAGGCATCGTTACCGTCTCTGTCCCATGTGGCTATTTTCTTCCATTGTAGCTTACCTTCGCTTGTATACGGCACGTATACTTCTCCAGTTTCTTTATCTGCTAGCATCCATTTGCCAGGACACTTGGTTTTAATTGTTAATGTCTTGGCTTTTTTTAATTCTTCTGCCGTTGTTCCATCTAACAATTTTCTCATAGTGATCCTTCTTCAACTACCTGCTTAACTAAACTTAGATCCGCCGGATATGTTCTAAAACGCTTAGACCAAAAGTCAGGATTCATTATTTCAAATATAATATTTAATTGCTCATCGTTAAACTTACTCAACATAGTACGACCGCTTTCACTATTCAAAACAATCCACGGACTAATCTTACCATCCTTGATATCGTAGACTGATCTATTTAGGCTTACATATTTAAAATAGTGATTCCACTGACTTTTATTGCTATCTGCCCAGTCCATCATTGTTGCAATACTTCGCTGTAGTGCTACTTCGGCTGGTTCTTTTTTAATAAGATCTAATACATATTGATAGTACAAATCTTCTCTACACCAGTGATCAAGTTTAATACCACTAGTTACTACAAAATCAATATATCTATCTAAGTACAAGGGATTGACATTATGTAGAAAACTACCAAACTTTACAAAGGCATTATAATACTGACTCTTGGCAAATTCTTCATATGTTTTTGTAGTTTTTGCCTTTTGACTTAGCTGAAAAAATCTAATATAAGTTTGATAACCTAACTGAACGTGCTTTTCAGTTTTAGCCATGTGGCGTCTTTTTTGTTCGCACATATGCACAGCCAATGTTGATTCTTTAACATAGGCACTGTTACAATATTGGCATACATACGGTTTATCTACGGCACTCAACTTAAATTTTATCCCTTTATGTTGCTTTTCAAATACATCTAGATTCATAAGATCTTTTTAATTTCTGCTTCGGTCATTCCAAGATCTCTAGCTAACTCTTTGGCCTCTGCTGTGGTCATTAGTGTTGCTTGTAATTCTAACTCATCGTCTTTCATACTAGGGTATATGGACTCTAAAAACTTATAAATCTTGCCATCGCCAGTTTTCTTTTTATGTCCAATCCATTCGTGAAAGTAAATTTTCCTTTCATCGTTACCGCACATGGCAAGCAAATACCATAGTAGTTTAGGATGTTTACTTAGAGTAAAATAGTGCTTATTGAAGTATTCATTTGTTTTGAAAACTGCTAATTCCTGTACATCTCTGTTACCAGTTTTAACAGAACTAGCATATCTATTCAATAAGAAAAAACTTACCTGCTTACGTTGTTCTTCATCAAGATCATTCCATAGATCTCTTGCGCCCATATCAATTGCGCCAGTTAAGTCTTTGATTGCTAGTTTGTCACTCATAGTGGTTTGTCTTTGCTAAGTCGATATATCATTATAGCACGATCCAAGGCCTTTTGTAAAGTGATATTGGTCCGTGCTTCTCGCCGAATCTCACCCCAAAGTTTACTGTCCATTATATGATCGTGCAATGGTCTTCCATCTTCAGTTCTCGGATCATGGTTCCATCCAATTTCTGTACGTGTACTAGGATCAGCGCCGGCTTCTCGAGCGTAAACTGTACCGCCATCACGCTCATATATGTAGGTTGCACCTGGTTTAAGACTGCCCATATTATAATAACTTGTAGTGATCAATAATTTCGCTTTGGCGACTAATGTCTTTACAGAAAAATGCACACATGGGTTTTTCGCCTTCATGTAACGGAACGCTGAGTAACTGATTATTTTTCATCTTTGGAAAATACCACTTGACATCATTGTAGACATTTACAATTTCAATGTTTGCATAACCGTGTCTAAAGGCACTTAGGGGATTAAACAAGAAAGCTTCAAATCCTCTATCATTTAAACTTGTTAGCGGTAAAACTTCAACTTCACTGCCACATTCACTGTCGCCAACTGCAATGCTCCAATCGACCGGCATGGTAATTTCATGCCCGCCTATATTCAAAACCATTGCCGGACTGTTAAAACTTTCTAAAAATATTAACGGTATAAAAAAGAAATCAGGATTTTGTGGATCACTATTATCTAGTACGCTAAAACGTATATCGTCCTCTAATTCGTCGGGCATTTTAGACAGGTCAAATGTCTTGTCGTCTAGTGTTAAAATCATCATATTATTATTATTTTTCCTTATTGTTATTCTTTTGGAACTAGTACGGCGTCGAATGCCATAACAGTTCTATGTCCAGTCCCTTTCCACGGATAAACAGTATGCGGTAAGTGACTTGGAAATACTACAACAGTGCCTGGTGTGGGTGTATATTTCCAAACATCATTCATTATAAACTTACTAATGTCTCTTGTAGCAGGCAATCTAAATAATATTTGACTGTCGCTAGGTTTGCTATTTGGTTCTAAGTCAGGTGCGCTGATATACATATTTCCGCTAAGGTGGCCACCTGGATGTGTATGCATTTCTTGATAGTCACCTTCGTATTGCCTAATAGTCCATATACTAACTACTTTAGGTTTGCAGTATTTTAAATCTTCAGTTCCTGATTGAGCAGATACTAGCTCTAAGTATCCTTGACAAATAGTTTCTAACCAGGAAACTAACCAATCAACATTCATGCTTATTTGATTAGGATAGACCTGTATCTGTTGTCCTCCACGGATGCTTATCAAGGGATTATCTGCATCATTTAAATCAGATCGACTGTGTAATGATTCTGCAATACTGTATATTTTACTAAACTCAACCGGTGGTATCTGATCAATAGCTAGTATAGTTGGTTGAAAATAGGCTACTTTTAATGACATTTCTTTTCCTTATTGTTGCCACGTTACTTTTTCTAAAGTAAACGGATATTTGGCCTCTTTATAAAACTTTTTGCGTTCGGTGAGATGGCGCTTGGCATATTTGCAAGAACTTGTTAGATCCCAGATCTGTACGAAGTCTTTGTCTTCTGCTTTTCTAATGCCTCGCCCAATGCTTTGTATAACGCGGACAAAGCTCTTTCCGGGTTCCAAAAGAACCAGATTAAAAATACGGGGGATATTAAGACCCACAGCGGCCACACCGTAAGTCGCCACAATAACCTTGTTAGTGCTTGTTTTAATTTCATCATATTCTTCTTTACGTTCAGTTAGTTTAACATCTCCACTGACGAACACTGCATCCGGAATATGATCAATAATAAACTTTCCAGACTCAATTCTATTGACTAGAATTAAGGTGTTACCACTTTCTTTAATGTTACTACACAGATTAGAAATGTATGTCATTCTATCACTGTCTGTTACCAAATATTTTAATTCGTCTTGGTAACTACGAAACTCTTGTACGTCTACCATCTGTACAACATTCACATGGCATTGACTTAGCACACCTTTTTCTTGTAAGGCGTGTGCAGAAATTCTGTTAATAACAGGACCAATAGTAGCTAAAATGCTTTGGAATTCGATGTCTGCTTTAGGCACTGTGCCTGTAAGTCCCCAACGGATAGGTGCGTTGGCAAAGTTCATTGACAATAGTTTTTTCAGCACTTCAGCCTTGGCCTGATGTACCTCATCAATGATAACACACACTACACCTTCAATAAACTCTGCTAGAGAGAGTGCTTCATTTTCGGCACCTTTTTTCTCTAAAATATTCAAACTTTGCCATGTGCAGATAGTGTGTGTCCTGCCTATTTCTTTACGGTCACCAAAGTAAACTCCAACATCTAAACCTACGTTAACATAGTCTTCTTCAGTTTGTACTACTAGACTCTTGTTAGGCACAATGACCAGTGTACGTCCATACGGTTCACATAATTTGCTCAAAGTAGCAGTAATAATGGTCTTACCAGCACCGGTTGCTAGCTCTTGCAAGCCCTGCGGATGTTCCATAAATCCATTGACTGCTGTAAGCTGATAGTCACGTAATACAATAGGTTGTCCTGCAATCGGATGTCCTTCAGGCCATACCTTACCCTGATCAGCCCAATAATTTTCTGTGATCTTTTCAAACTCAAATTTGTGATTTTCTCTAAGATCTTCCACTTCTGCAACATCTACACCACACTCATCAAGTATGGGTAATATAACATCTAAGTGATTGAGATAACCATTGCCACCCAGTCCAAAGAATGTAGTTGTACCATCCCATCGGCCTAGTTTGTACTGAGGCATATGACGTGCATAAGGCAATTCAAATTTTAATTTATTAGAGATCTTACGTCTAACTTCAACACTTAGACCTTCAATTTTTATATTGACTTCATCTCTAATGATTATTTTACAACTGGGCAATTTGTCTTGCTCCCTTAACTTTATTATTTCTTACCACGATGGAATTGTTGTAATAATAGACAGTAGACATGTCGTCTAAAAATGCAGACGTTTTTCCAAAATCATGATTGCTTAACATTATAGCAGTATTAGGATGCCAGTCTGCTTTTAACAATGGTTTAGGTATTTTGTTCTTTGCAATGAACACTACCTTTGTGTCTGGACCTATATAATTATTTAAGTGGTTATCCTTGACCATTTGGTTAAATTCGTTGTAATTTTTTTGTCCATTATCAATTCTAAAAAACACAGTAATCTCACTATTGGAAATTTTACCGGTTAATGCTGAAAAAATGGTGGTCACTTGCTCTAGTACTTTATGGTCATCATCGACTAACACTAAAATTGGCCATTGATCAAGATTTTCAATCACATCAATAATGTTACTAACTGGATAAGTGTCGGGACTAATTCTAAATCTAGTTGACGAATTAGTTAATATATTTTTTGTCAATTCGTTAGGTGCAATTTTTCCAATTTTTTCGAGAATTTTTGCATTTTTATGGTAGATACCACATTTTTTCAACTTGTCAATATAGCTGAGAAAATTTAACTTTGTGTCATTTGGAATTTTTGTCTCAACGTACTCAGCACAATGTTTGTTGGCATTTCGAATGACTACTTGGTCATCCTCTAAATCCACGTAAGGTACGAATTTTTCAGGATTTTCTTGGATTTTTTCAATTTCTTTAAAAATCAGTAACAGCTCAGGATCAACGTCAAAGTCACTGTCTTGAAATTCTGATACCACCACCGAAACATTGATTTCATTTAAGGGAATACTTTTTACAGTTCCTTGCTCATGAATCGTCCCAACCAATTTTTCCTGAATTTTTGGCCATTTTTCCTGAAATGTTCGAGCTCTAGTGCCTTTTATAGAAATTAACTTTTTGTTGTCATCATCAGTTGATATTAAAATCATTTGTGAGCGGTCAATTTCTCGTAGCGGCAATCTTAGTGATTGTGTAGCTAACAGCATGGTCACATCAATATTGTTTTTTTCCAAATTTTCCTGATATTTTTTGATTTTTTTCAGAGAAAGCTCGAGTTGACGATCAGTCAGTGCTAGGCCATTGGATACTTGACGTCCAATACTTTTTATAAGATTTTTTTCGTTGTGGTCTATTCGAATATTAATAATTCGTGGACGAACACCGGCTAAAATTTCAATGGCATCTTCAACTGTTTGTGTCATACTATGTATTATACAGCCTTATTTTGTAAAGTCAAGAGAATAAAGAAAAAAAGGTTATTATTTCTAATAACCTTTTTGTTAGAGAGTGGCATCTTCCATGCCTGCCACTCTAAGTTTTATGATGTTGGTTATTTGCCATTGCTTTTGATCAAGTGCTTTGGTAATACCTAACCACTTGTTACGTAGTAAGGCAAATTCGTTGATAATTTTTTCCATATCAACTACATCTGCCTCACCTTCGACATATTTTTCAACATCTCTGCTACTTAGAGCACGAGCATAGCTTTCTAGATACTTTCTAAAATGACTACTTTTTAATCTTCGCAATTCAATGTTTAAATATTCTAAAATTGCCTCAATTTCCTGTAACTGTGTAAAGCGTTGTTCCACAACACCTGGCATACTTGCCGCGGCCTTTTCTAAACTTCCAGTTATGCGGCATTCATATCTTGCAGTGATTAACTCAGCTTCAAAATATTCTACCGCATCTGGAATGTTACTAATATCATTAGCAACTTTGTTATACCACACCGTTATTCCTCATCACTATCGTAATCTTCACTCTCGTAGTCAATCTCGTCTTCGCCATCCCAGTCATCTAGGTAATACTCAATGGCCGCATCAAGGTCTTCATCACCACCAATGGCGGCCTTAAGAACGTGATCGCTTACACCGTTGTCGGCTAGGATGTCAATATACTTGCTTGCGACAGTTTCAATAGCTTTTTTGTCAAAAAACTCTTTCATACCTGTCCAGATATCAATAATATGGTCTTCAGTCAACATTTTCTAAGATCTCTCCCGTGTCTTGATCAATAGTTGGTTTTTCATGTTTATTAGCAACGGCTTGGTTAAACTCAAGCATGATCTTATCCAGACCACCCTCTTCATTACGGTCCCATTCCTTGCGATACATTTTAATTTCTGTACCATCTATTGAAACGTATTTAAGTCTATTGCCATCTTTTGTTAAGATACCTTTGGCCTCACACAAGTCGACCATACCGCTGTAAGGACTCATACCTGTTTCGTACGGAATCTCTACTTGTACTGACTCGAAAGGTTTAGCATAGCGAGTTTTCATGATTTTACATGCGGCACGAATACCATTTACTGTGGTAGTTTTATTACCGTCTGCATCTGTCTTCAATTTTAATTTACGCATAGCAATAACGATAGAGCTAGCATAGATAAAACCTTGTCCACCACTAATCTTGTCATCTGGATCAAACATGTCTTGACTTGCATATGTGTGATTGGTACATACCATAC